GCGATTGCCTCGAAACCGTCCTCAGTGGTGCTCTCAACGAGCCCATAGCTGGCATAGAACTGGTTGACCCAGCTGTCGAGATCCTCAGGCCGGGCAGAAGCATAGAACAGGAAGTGATCCTTGTTCCACATGCGCTTCAACTCGACCGTCATCGGCCTCGTGTATGGGCCGATACGGAGGTGGCTCTCCAGGGTGGGCACACAGATCATCCTGGGGTTCGCCGGCGGGAGGGGGCTGTGACCAGGACTCTTCGATGCACCAGTTCCACGGCTGGTGGGGCCGTCGTCGTAGTAACATTTGAGACCTTCGTCGTCTGCCCCCAGCCCATCCTCAACGGGGAGCAGGTTCGAGGCTAGCTCGAACTTAACAAAGGCCTCAAAGGAGGACGCTTGACTAACGCTGCAAGTGCCATACTCAGGGCGCATGAGCTCACTCCAGAAGGGCTGCTGCTTGGAACGCGGATAACCGCGGATCCACTCCCCTTCCGTCTGCTTCTGCACACCCGGATGACCAACGAGACCTGGACAAATGCAATCCACCAGCGCGCGATTAGTCTCTAGAGCCAAAATCAGCCGTTCGTAGAATCCCGGCGCTTCCTTACCCGTGCCTTCAAAACCCTTGGGCATGGCTCCAAGCCGGTACCTTGCTGCGATCTTGATATTCCTGGGACTGTTTGCAAACACGGAGACCATCCTCTTAAAGGCAGGTCCGTTCTGCTTCGCAACCCTAGCCGCCAGGTAATTGGGACTGCTGACAGTCGGCAATCGGCTGTGTAAGCCTGCTCGAGCCGTGGCACTGGCCGACATCTGAACCTCGGGGTTCGTGGTGCGCTCGTCCAGGTTATGACGCATTCCTGGTCGAATCCTCTTGTGCTTGGCGACCGCTTCCAGGGCAACTGACCAGAGCGGTAGTCTCTGGTTGCGTATACCGTTGGCGATGGGTGGGGTATTGCCAGCATCAATTGAGGTCTGCAGCGTCTTACCATACTCGTCGTCTCCCAATCTCTGGGCATCAAACGAGAATCTGGCGCACTTGGGGCAAAGACCGCGTCTACAGGTAAAGTTTCCCCGCACGGGCTCCATACACATCGGCTCGTCGCATACACGTCCCTTTGCTAAACCCTGTTGGCCTCCCTTACTAGCTAACTGCTGTGCTGAGAGGTTCGGTTCTTGGTAGTTGAGACATGAATCGTCGCACACCGTGTGTGGCGCGTCATGGAGGATGTTGACTGGAACCAGTTGAGAGAGCTCGGTAACCGCCCGCCTCTTGATGTCATCGTAGCCTGCAAATTGCATAGCCGCCCGGCTCGTGTCCGCCTCAGAGCGTAAACTGCTAAGGCCTCTCGCGACGCTTGCGGGCGTAGCTTCCTTCATCTCGTGCTTTGCCTCGTTGACTGCCACAGCGATGCGCTCCGGAATGGTCTCCTTCGACCTGACACTCACAGGTGCACCATGATTGCTCCTCCTCGTGAGGCTGAATGTGGGCTCGCGAGGACCGTCAATGCCGCGGAACTGGCGCATGACCGCTTCATCAGCAGCCCCTAAGTTGGTCAAATGCATGGCGTTCTGGGTGTCGTTGACAAAGGTCGCAACACGGAGTATGGCAGCCTGCACTGCTGCACGAACGAGATTAGGCAAATGGACCAGGGTGTAGTCCTCAGACCCAAGCTCCTTCTGGTGATAGAGCTGGCGAGCTTCCCGCAGGCCCGTGGCACACAACGTCCGGACCATATCCTGCTGTTTAGCATCATCGACTCCAACTAGATGCCAACCCTGGGCTGAAACCACCTGCATAAGCTTTATGGTGAGCGAGGGGTGGATAGGTGTGTAAACACCGTTGCCAAGGGTCTCGTCTGCGACTCGGGCGAAGTGAAAGCCGCAAATGTTATACAGCCGGAAAGCAGGCTTCGCCTGGCCTGTATGCAGGTGCTGGATGGACCGGTCGATGGCCAGCGGGGACAATGCCACAGCCTGCTGCCTCGCGACGGTAGCATGGGGCGTCTGAGCCACGCGAACAGAGCACCAGTGGGCAGTGGCCTTCGTGGTGGTAATCGTGAATCTCTGCAGCTGCCCTACCGTGCGGGTCCCACAATCAGTAACAGATTGGCTGACCAACCAGGCATTTGTGGGCAACAACTTCGTCTGCCCCACAAACTCGACGTTGCACATAAGGCTCCTGTAGTGGATGCTCCAGTAGCCTTTAAGATCATGCGACTCCAGGCCACTAAACCATCTGAACTCACTTGCATCGTGGTGCACTATCTGCATGTCGTAGGCCGGCGCACTCAAGGAGGGCGCGTAAAAACGGTAGCCCGTCCGGGCTAGCAAGACCGGGCAAACCTCCATGCCGCAAAGCGCAACCTTGGATGGGGGACGTCCTGCCGCCAAATGGCAAAGCTTGCAACCCTTCCCAAGTCCGACAAGCTTCCCGTCTGCTAGCTCCACCTCGCAGTCGCAAATGCTCCTGCAACCGATGTCCGCAGCCAGCTCAGCCCTGTCTACATCGCTCGCGTAAGCGGAACTGGCAAGGCAAGGCTGTACATTCTCAACGTTGCGAGGGACTCGCAGATGTAAGCCACAGAAGCACCACTTATCCGGCGTCTCCACACACACCGGACAGGGTGCAAGCCTCGGCAACATCGTTGCGACCACCATCTCTGGCCTCATGCGGTAGGAGGAACTCCCTCTCTGGGTCCTCCGCCAATCAATGGCCTCAACAACCACGGACTTCCCATCGGGCACTCTCAAGGCATCGAGGACACTGACCTCGTTGTCTTCCATGAATTCAGCTGCAAAGTCGTCACCACGAAGCCGATAGGACGCCAGCATAGACTTGTAAAGTGCTCTGGCATCTGAGTTCGCTTTAGCTTCATTCATGGTGACGGCCTCCGCAGCCTTGACACGAGATAGTGACCCAATCTTAGCCGCCTCGCTCTTGAGACCTGCTGCGGCCTTCGCGTCTTCAAACTCCAGCGCCAGTCGGTTCTCTTCCTTCTTGACGTCTAGCTTGAGTTTGGCCTGCTCACGATCAGAAACCAGCTTGACCACGTCCTTGGGCGGGAGGACCACATTGCTGTAGTCGCGCTCGACGCCCGCCAGGGGCTTAGTGAACAGCTGTCGCTTGAGGTGTTCCTCCTCAGCCTTAAGCTTACCCGATGCACTGGCAAAAGCCTTAGCCTCCTCATTGCGGTTGATGAACTCGAAACCGCGGGTGGAATCTCCAGTTTTGAGGAATTGGCTGCCTTCAGCGACGGTTAACACATCCTTCGAAACAAAGGCTGCTCCCTGGGGTGGTGGGGCTGCGCTTTCATCGCTGGTGGCCTCGCCTTCCT